AGTTTCACTCTAAGAGCAGATATAAAGTTTCACTCTAAGAGCAGATATAAAGTTTCACTCTAAGAGCAGATATAAAGTTTCACTCTAAGAGCAGATATAAAGTTTCACTCTAAGAGCAGATATAAAGTTTCACTCTAAGAGCAGATATAAAGCCGGCGTTCTTGCCGACGAATTGAAAGCCAGAAAGTATCAAGCCACTGTGAGTAAGTTTGACGTAGCCAAAGATTGCTACGAAATCACAGGTATCACTCCACCGATGAAGATGGATGACGAGACCATCGAGACATTCGCAACTGAGATGGTCTCGCTTGAAAATGAGTATGATTACCGTCGGTTGCGCCTTTGTCGCATGGCTCCATGACGGATAAGCCGACGCTTACTCTACATAACAGTATGAATGAAGAGCCAATAGGGCAAGGCAAGCCACCTCACAGACAGGGTCCGGGGACTTATCATGACCCAATTAAAAAGACCGGTCGGTATAAAACCCTCAAAGAAGGAAAGGTTGCCCCTGCCAAACTATCAGAAGGACGACCCAAAGGTTCGGGAAGACCAAAGGTTCTCACCCCTACGCTTATCACCCAACTGGCGGAACTGGTCTCACAAGGATGCCCTATCGAGATTGTTCGAGGTGTCTGCGGCGTCACCAATACTACATGGACACGCTGGGAGAAGGAGAAGGATTCGGGCGATCACCTCGCCATTGAATTGTTCGAACTTTGTGAAATCGCCGAGTGTCAGGGCAACTACGCATGGTGGCTCAAATGGAAGACCATGACCGAGGAAGGTGATAAGAACTGGATGTCAGCGGCAACCCATCTCGAAAGGCGACTCCCAGACCTCTACGGACGCCCCGACCGCTGGCGAAGTGAGGGAGGAAACGTGCCTGTGAGTGCGAGCAACGCCCTGCATGAGGCAAGCAATATCGTCTTGCAACTCACACAGGGCGAAGATGGCGTTTACAAGTTGCCAGAAGAGCAAACAACCCATGGAGTATCAGAATGACCAATGTTCAAGCGATCGAAAAGTATACCCAACGGCTTGCGGCTCGACTTTTTGTAACGCCTCATGTGATTCATGAACTGGCGTGGAACGGTGTCGAGAGTGAATTGACAGAAGCACGAGAGCAAATTATCAACGCACTTCACAAACATCTTACAAAAGGGACTGGATTGAATGAGGTTGAAGAGTTCCTTGCACTAACCGACAAAGAAATCATTGACGCTTATAACTCATAAGTGCTTATAAACAAGCACCACCCTTTTCTATCTTGAGGGTGGCGCGCTTCCCCCTTCCCAGCCCTAGACCAGCCCGATAATCAACCCATCCACGTCCGCTCATATCAGCCCATGACACCGCATTGACACCGCGTTGAGGTCACGTGTGCATCTAGTGTGCATCTGACCTCTCCCGTCTAGGTGCATCGTGATAGCACGCACACATGGACGCGATTGGACCGGGGTGGTGACGCTGGCGGCTCGGGGTTGAGACTCCCCTGCCCTCCCCAGAAGCCCTCTTGAACACACAGCGGTCGCTCATGAACAAGGTGCAGGTAGTGAACAGCCCCGGATAGCCAAAGATCAGGGCAAGGAAGCCGCCCCAGTGGCTCTAGGACGACGCGGGGAACAAGGTGTGGTAGATTGGACGACCCGGCGTTTTGATTCGTTACAGAGCCACACAGAGCGTCTAATCCTAAACTACCTGTTGTCCCCATCTTACCATTGACTACACCTACGTCTCATACACATATAACCGCATGCACATATAAGAGATAACAGCATGAGTGTGAAGTGAACGATAGACCACTACCCCATGCGCGGTCAGTAGTGAACGGATGTCCTTTTGGGAGGTGGCTTGATAGTGCAGGGCATTCCCTAAAAGAGGTCTTGATCTTGACTTTGACTTGAGTTCTTGACTCTGACTTGGTCACGACTCGGTCTTGAGGTCATGACTCTGACTTGACCGGGAGCAAAGTAAAAAAGGTCATCGCTCAACTCTCTTACGTCATGAAACCTTACATTTGTGCTAATTGTGAAAGCCCGATTCCATCATCATGGACTTTCGACGATTGGGAAGAGGCAGAGAAGTGCGGTATTGACACTGCCGCCTCGCTAGAGTTTGCGGTACTCTGTGACACGTGTTACGAGGTCTGGCGATTGCGTCAACGCCACCACCTGATTCTAAAAAGGGATTTGCCCCTCCTCAAAATCATCAAGGACGCTTCCGAGTTCCGAGAGTAGATACCGGGCGTCGTCGATAGGGAGGGCGAGCCGGTAGGTCAGTCCTTTTTGGTCGATGGCAATCATCACGAGGTGTTTACCAGACCCGTTGTTAATCAGGTCAACGCCTATCATCTTGGTAATCAGGTCAATTCTCATCCCCTACCAGAGCGTCCGGGAAACAAAAAAAGACCTAGTTCTCGCTCTGGAGAACTAGGTCTCTAATCCTACCAAGTTTTTCGGTCAAGTCACTTCCCTCTCAACTCCAGCCCCAAGAACTCGCAAAGCCGGTCGATGGTTTCCAAGCCGGGTAGACGCTCGCCTGAGAGGAAGCGGCTGATCGTGCCGTGACTGACTTTGGAGTAGAACTCAAGTCGCTTGTGTCCGCCCTCGTTGTGGGCGAGCCAGTCAAGGACGGCTTGTCGCAAGGTGTCTTGGATGCTCATGCTGCCGCCCTCTTGAGAACGTTGATGACGGTCGTTGCGTGCCACGTCTTGTTGGCTTTGGTAGGGATGCCCCGGTCGTTCAACTCAGCCGCTACCGCGTTGAAAGAGAAGCCCCTGCTCCGAAGCGCGAGCATCAGGGCGATTGCCTCTTGCTCGACAGGGCAAGGAATCGTCAGTCCGGTCGGCTCGCCCTCTGCGTCCACAGAACTCGTGTCGAGCATCCGCCCATAGAGGACGACGCCGGTCGAGTAGTTCTTGGACTTCAAGTGCTGCATGGCGGTCTTGGTTCGCACTCCGATTTCCTGTCGCTCCCATTGGGCGACGGACATAAGCACATTGAGGACAAGCAAGCCACTCGGGGTCCGGGTGTCGATCTGGTCATTGACGCTGAACAGGAATGAGCCGGCTTTCTCGCAAAAGAAGCGGTCGATCAAATCAGCGAAGTCCTTGACGCTTCGGCTCAACCGGTCGAGTTTGGCAATCACCAGCCCCTGCACCTCACCACTGGCGAGCCGGGCGAGTGCGGACGTCAACCCCGGGCGTTTGAGCGTCTTGGCACTCACTCCGGCGTCGGTGACGATTCCAACGAGGTTGAGACCGTAGAGGGAGCAATACGCCCGGATCTTGCCCTCTTGGATTTCGAGCGACACTCCGTCTTCGGCTTGCTCTTCGGTGCTGACTCGGATGTATCCCAGAACGTCGGTCATGACTCTTGTCCTCCGGTTGGGTGGCTTGTTTCTGTCCTCAAGAGTCATCCTATGCGAGCGGCACCCCTCATGTCAACTGCCACCCCAAAGATTGGCAGAATATTTTTTGACTGGTCTGTTGACCAGTATCACCGGGAGGGTGTCATCATGGCGCGTTCTATTGTCCAACCAAGTTTGGTGATTCTGGACTTGAGGCAACCGTAATCCAGCCCTTTGAGTTCCGCCCATTCGGCGATCGACTTGGTCTCACCTTCATACGTAATCCAATGCGTTGTTCGCCGATTGCGAGGATTACCAGCAAGAGCAGTGAGAGCGTCAGAGACCTCCCAACCTCTTGCAAGACGAGTGTCTATGACGCTTGCCCCGATGCCAGTTAGTTCCGCCCATTCGGCTAAGGTCTTGGTAACCCCGTCGCAAGTAATGAGACGGCTTGACCGGCGGTTACGGGCTTGCTCGCTCCGGGTCGCCCAACGGCAATTGTTCGGTTCATAGTTCCCTTCGTTGGCGATCCGCTCGATAGAGTGAAGGGGCGACGGTCTCTGTCCCATGTCTTCTAGGAACGCCCCGTAATCCTCTCGCCACCTATCACAGACGGTAATGCCCCGACCACCATACCGAGGGTAGCAACCACAATTAAAATCATAGCACCGCTGTTTCATGCTTTGCCATGTTGAATACTCTACTTGCTTGCTTCCGCCGTGAACCTTGTGGGTCTCGGATGCGCGTTCTTTATGGAAACACCCACAACTCTGCGATCCGCCGTTTAGCAATGTGGTTTGATTTACCGCCCGAAGCGTTCCGCATTCACACTGACATTGCCAGTAAGAAACGGTAGCCCACCAGCCATCACCTTTGTAGTGCTTTGACTCCGCTCTCTCTATGACCGTCCATCTGCCAAACTTCTGACCCGCTAACTCATAATGTTTTCTCATACCTTATAGTAGTATAACCACTTACAAATTAAAAAAAACATCTTACCAACTGAAGGACATTTGGAGGGCGTCACCACAATCTGGCGAGCAACCAAGCCGTTCGGCGACCGTCTCCTTTGGAAGTAAAGCAATCTTATTCTCATCCGCACACTTGACCGCTAATGCCGCCAGTTGCGGTCTCAATAGTTTCATATATTCCTTCGGTATCGAGAACTGTTGTGGTTTGGGTGGTGCCTCGCCGCTAATCCCTTGCATTGCGAGATTCATCCGATCTGGGTCAAGCCGACGCTTCAGTTGATATGCTGCAAATGTCCTGTTATTTGCATATCGGCTTGACGCCCTACCACTGTTACGGCTGCCAACAAACTCCCTAGCCCCGACGATTCCCAGCCCTTGAAGTTGATTGGAGTAATCGCTTCCCGGACCGTTGGCATCAAAGTAAACGTTATGTGGTGCGACGTTGAATTGACGCATCAGGGCGTCAACTCGCTTGGCACTGTCTTTGAGTTTCCATCGGTTTGACCGTTCCAAGTGAAGGATACCGTTTTCATCTCTCACGATGATGCAGGTATAGTCACGCCCCACGCCTAGCGACAGGTCAACGCCCATTCTCCTGAGACCACACGGCACGTATTCAGCCCCATCGGCAAGGTCAAGCCATTCACGCGGGATGAGCGATTCACTCGTCTCCGTCGGAAACTCCGACAGGAAGTGCGAGAGATAGTAAGCACTTCCTTCACCATCGCTACTCTTGATTTGTTCTTGGAACGACTGACAGGCGAGCCCACGCTTGCTTTTCCATTCGAGTATATCTGGACTTCTCGTGCAAGGCACTTTCATACACCCATAACCACGTTCTTTCTTCTCTGCAAGTTGATACACGTCCCAGAAGGGTCCATAGGCAACAAGTGGGTTTCCCACGAACACATACTTATCTGCCGCCAGCGACCGGATACCCTCGTAGACCGCCTCACTAATCCCAGAGGTCTCGTCTACAAGCACGAGGGATTTACCACTTGCGGCGTGCTGACCCGCCATCTTTTCGCACGAGGTGGTCGATTGACCGATACAGAAGTGTTCGTTGCCGATTTGGAGTATTTGAGGGACGGCACCAGCCGCTCTCATCCGACCCCCAAGTGGAAAGCGAGACCTTTGCCACGCATCACGTATGTTCTTCCAAAGGACTGTATTCAGGTTCGAGTGAGAACTACTTGTGGTGATGACAATCGAATCTTTTCGAGTGAACAAATACCAAAGTGCAATGCTAGACGCCCAAAAGGACTTGCCCAAACTGTTCCCAGAGGCGATCACGCTGACGTCATTCTCAAGGACGAGCCGACACATCTCCAACTGATAGTCGAACAAGGGCGGGCGACCGAGGACGGCGGTATGAAAGAGGGCTGGTGAATCATAGCAATGGACTGTCAGCAATTCGTTGACGTCTCTGTTCCATTGCTCGACCGCCGCTTCGTTGTTCTTGCCTCTAGGGATTGACCAGCAACGGATGATGAGGTCACGGAGCAAGGTCTGTGGTTCGTTAAGTAGCATGTATTTATAGAGTTGGTCACTAGTCAACTCTATAAATACATGGACAGCGATCGATGGATACGACTTTACCGATTGATACTTGAATTGAAGTTAGAGGTGAGGTCTCTGCTCGGGGCTTCACTCAACCCGAATGATTGGGACTTACGACAGAACCGCGAGAAAGCGGATGACCTGATTAACAAGTTTGCCCAGAAGCATACACAAGCAATGCTTGATGAAGACCCAGACCTGTTCTTCAACGATTTCTTGACCGTCTTTTCTATTCGTGAGTTCACCACTCAACAGACCCGCACACTGAGGAAGCGTCAGAATCTCGGCGACCACTTGGTTGATGAAACGGCGACCCTGCATGAGGGCAAGGAACGCTTGGCAAAGGTGCGGAAGCAACTGGAGACCCATCTAGAGGGGCTGGTGTCCTACTGGCAACCGTATGAGGTCACAGGGCGAGCCGACCGGCTGGCGGAACACAAGACCGACCTGCGAGGGTTTGTGAAGCGAAGCGAGTCAATGCGTGCCTCGCTTGCGGCACTGCACAGCATTACAGTCCTCTCAGCGGAATTAGAGGAGTGCAAGGAACTATGGCTGACCGGCTTCAACGAGGCGACTTGGTTGACGCACATTGCCGAGAGTGAGGACCAATCTACTTAAAGAATGAGGTGCTAGAGGCAACCATCCTTGCCTATCGGGACGCTCCCAACGAGGTCAACACGACCGCTCTGTGGAACGTCTTCTTTCTTCTGGCGACCAATGTCGTCAAGAGTTGGTCGATGGAATCCGAGGCACGGGCGGACATGTCGGTTGATGCGACTATTTTGATGGTGGCGAAGTGCGGACGGTGGGAACAAGGTCGCGGCACTGCGTTCAACTTTTTTACAAGTTGCTGTTATAACGAAATGCGGCAGGCATGGCGGAAGCGGCTAGCGTATCTCAATATGCTAGATGAATTGAGGGCGGGCAAAGTCAGGGTCAATGGGAGGGCGCGGAAAGGAAATCCCCATCATGGATAAAGTTCTCATCATTCGTCGTTTTGGAGGATTTGGCGATGCCCTCGTTCATCGTCAGATCATCCGTGACGTCGGTCTTGCCTATGACGCCCCGGTTGCTTTCGCTTGCCCCATTCGGTTTCATCCGATCCTCTCTGACCACCCCTACATCTCAGAACTGATCGACTATGATGAAGTTCAGCCCTTTGACTACTCGTTGGTCTTCGATACAAGCGACGTTTGCGCCCGGACCGAGGTTGCTCACCTTCAACGCGGTCAACAGGTGCCACAGCGTGCGGATATATGGGCGGCACAGTGCGGCGTGATCCTCACCGATTACGACCCTCACTTCCGATGGGCTGAGAGCGAACTAGAGCAAGCCAGAGCCACGCTAGGCGATTGCGGTTGCCTCTTCTGTCCGGTGAGTGCCAACGACCGCAAAGACCTAGACCAAGTCCAGAGAGAGTTCCTATTCGAGGTGTTAGACCGAGCCGGCTACCGACCACGTGTCTTGCATCACCAGCCGCTTGGCTTGCCTCAGTTCAGCCCCATGAAAATCAGGCAATGGATGGCTCTAATCGCGGTTGCCCCGTTGGTCGTGGGAGTCGATTCCTCTCAAGTCCACATGGCGGGGCTGGCGAGAGTGCCGCAAGTGGCAATCTTCAAGATTCATCCGGGCAAGGTGGTGACCAAGCACTACACCCATTGCGAGGTCATACAGACGACGTATGGGTTAGACGCCCTAGCCGTCTTGCGAGCGATAGAGAAAGCACTCCAGCCCTAGTATATAACAGCATGGACAATTTCGACCGATATGAAAGCGAGATCCTCAAGGGCTTGCCAAACGAGAAGCAACGGCTTGACTCTGCTCAGGAGAACCTAGAGTTTTTCGAGGGATACTTTGACCGTTATCGAGAGGGCATCACTCCCAACCGATACGACAGCCATCGGTCCGACCGCTCCTCTTGGATTTTCAACTTCATCGTGCGGAAACTCACCGAATCCCTTTTCAAGAACAAGCCCCAAATTGCGGTCAAGGACAATCCCGAGGCGACCCGCTGGCTTCAAGGCGTCTATAAAGATGCGAATATGTTCGGCAAATGGCAAGCGGCTGACCAGTTGAGTTTGGTCACGCAAGCCGTTTGCTTTCACGTGGTCGGCACTGATGACCCGATCCGCCCCATCAAGATACAATTATATAGTGCCAACCAATTTCACGTCTGGGAAGATGACGTTGACCCGTGCCTCCCTGCTGCTGTGGTATTGGTCGATAAGTTTGATTGCCAGAGACGCTATCGCCTATTCACAACGGATTATATCGGGACTTACATTTGCGATAAGTGGGAACAAGGGATGACGGCTGGTAAGACCGCGATGAAACGAGTGAGCATAGAAGAGAACCCTTATCATACGCTTCCCATGACCTTCGCCCATTTCACGCTCCCGACCACAAAGTTCTGGAATTACTCACCGGGCGATTATCTTCGATCGCTCAACAGTAACATCAATGACCGCTTGACCCAGATTGACAGGGCGCAAAAGGTCTACCTGAAACCTCCGATGCTAGCGTTTAACGTTGATGCCAAGTTCAACCCCAGATATTACGAGGCGGGCGATGTGGTCTCGGCTAGTTCCGCCGATAACGAACACAATGAATACAATCCACCTGATGTCCGGCTCATGGAGTTTGACCAGAATGCAGTGCCGACGGCTTGGAAGGACTTACAGAACTACATGGAACACGTCTTTGAGACGATGGGCGTGCCGGGGTCAACCTTCCGAATGGTCGCCACAGCAGGGCGAAGTGGTGAGAGCATAAAGGCGGAGACCTTGCCGTTGATGGCATGGGCGAAGAGCCGTCAACCGATGTGGCACCACTATGAAACACAACTGGCGGAAAAGGTCATCGAGATAGCGGTCAAGCACTTTGAGTTAAACGGTCAAGCGGTTCCGCCTTTCTTGTCGACGGCTTTGGTTGACTTTGAACTCTCTTTGAGATGGGGCGAAGCGTGGACCGAGGTGCCGGGCGATGCCAGAGATAGAGCCGACCTCTTTCTCTTGCAACTCGGGTTGACCAGTAAGGTGCAACTCCTGATGCGTCGGAACGGCTATACAGAGGTTGAAGCAATCGCCGAATTGGAAGAGGTGGCAAGGCATCAGAAGGAAGAGATACGGATACTTGGACCCGAGTTAGCGGCTGCAATGCCTAATTCACCACCTGTGGGCGAGAGTGGGGCTGAGGGAGAACAGACCGACCCCGAAGATGAGCAAGACCAAGAGAGTGAGGAATGATGCCGCCCTATTGCTGTGAGATATTTCAAGAGAAGGTCGAGTTTACTTGCGACGTCCACAAAGCCCTCATGACCGATTGCTGTGACTATCTTATTGCATATAGCGAGCATCATGGCGCGTATGGGCTTGTCATTCACGATGGCGGCTCATCCATGTGTATGATTAACTATTGCCCGTGGTGCGGAACAGATATTAGAAAGAAGGAATCAGAATGAGCGATGAACCATTGACCGCACGTTTGCAGTCAAGCCAAGACGATAGCACTGTGCGGAAACTCTATGCGGAAACCCAGAAGCGGAAAGAACGCAACCGCCAGTTAGTGACCGAGTTGACCAATACGAAAAGTGAACGGGACAACTACAAGACCAAGTGGGAAGACGCTGCCAAAGAACTGGAAACCTATCGAGCCGAGCCGAGCGAAATCAAAGCCCAATACGACGCCCTCAAAGGCGAGTTAAGGGGCATCAAGCACAAAGAGGTCTTCCAACGGGTGGCGGCTGAACAGAAGGTGCGACCGGACGCTCTGGACGACCTCTGGCGGCTAACCGGCTACCAGCCCGAACAAGACGACCCGGATGAGGCTCGCATAGCCGGCTTGCTGGCGGAAGCCGTCAAGAGCCGCCCCTACCTCGTGCAAGAGGAAGCGGCACCCCCTGCCCCATCCAAGTTGGTTCCAAGCCCCGCGAGCGACCGAGGAAGCGACCCACGCCTCAAGAGCGGCTTCACGGTCAAGCGGAGTGAGTTGAACTCAATCCCGACCGGACCCTTTGCTGAACAGTATCAAGCAGCAATGCGTGATGGGACGCTTGTCATACTGAATGACTATAACTGACTAGATACGGTATACCTTTGTTAGATGATGGCGAAAACCGCTCACAGGTTGTGAATCTGTGAGCGGTTTTCGTTTCTATTGCGTGGTCAATGCTTCCTCGACTGAACAGCCCCGATTGATTCGTGCCGAAATGGTTCGACGGTTGATACCTGTGCATTCCTCCCACTCTGCTAATGTCAAGTTCCTGCCTTTATATTCATACTTGACGTTATC